CATCTTGGTGTTGTATGTGTCCCTCTCGTGCATAATCAAATCTTCTGGACTACCCCACACAGATGCCCCCGCTATCATGGCGGTTGTCTTACCCACCCCTGACTCCTTACTGTATATATGTAAAGCTGAACAATTTATTGGAGAAAACTTCATCAACGGTGATCCAAACGACGTACCAAGAACAAACTGATGTAGCTCAAAATTATCACGATTATAAAAATTAACTGTGTCTTTCCAATCTTCCAACGTGCCTTTTGGTTCAAAAGAAGGGAACAAACTAGCTGTAGGTGTAGATGGAGGATTAAACTTATGTCCATCTATAGTTATCTCTTCGCTACCTAAAACAAACCCTTTACACTCATCATCTGTCCAACCGAACTGTCTACGGGCTTCTTCCGCAACGCTCTTAGCTTGCAGTTGTGTAATCCATGTAGTTGTATATGCCATAATATCATCCATTCTTAACACAGCTATACCGTGCATAGATAGTTGTTTTCTTAGTTCTTCCTTAGATGTTACAGAAGTTAACGGAACTGTAAACTCTCTTACGCCATCTTTAGGTAAATGTAGACGCATAACTATCGCCTCTCCAACCTC